CTTCAGCATCCTTTGATACATAACCCTTCATCTGGGACTTGATTCTGTCCTTAAAAGGCTTGCTGATATTGTCGTAAGCCAAATCGTGCATACCCTTATTATCGGTTGCACTTATGCCACCTCCAAGCTTCTTAGTTCCTTTAGAAAGTCCACCATCATAATTATCGGTTTCCTTTTTAATGTCGCTGTAAGCCTTATCGTTGATTTTTTTCGACTCATCATTTCCAAAAACTACTGGTTTGAATTCGTTTTGACTTTCCTTGATAACTCTTCTCAATTCGCCTACACTAATTTTTGTTACCATAATTTATTTAATTAAATTGATTTATGTATAATCCCCTTAATAATTGCTCGAACATTAACTTTGTTCTAGCTTTACCATCAGTCTCTTCATTAAGCTTATCACTTATCTCCCTGACTTTCTTAATTGTATCTGCATTTGCTTCGTAATCTATCATTGTATATCAAAATCACCTAAATTAAATATATGCTCATCAGAATTTGGACAATACTTTTTTAAAAGTGCATTCCAAGGATTTTGACCGTGTGAAGCAGCAATTTTCCCAACCAAACATATTTTGCCATTTACTTCAGAAACATATGCTTTTTGGTTTTTTTCCCAAACTTTAGGATTGGCATTCCTATCCTTATATGCTCTTGGGAATTTTTTAATTAAGTCTTTTACACTCATTTGCTGCCTTTGCTGTTGCATAACTGTTGTATTGGTAGAATCATTTCCTTGTATATGAGAATTTTGTGCATTTGCTTGCATTGGACTCATTGCCATCATCCCACCAAGTGCAGCACCTTTCAGCCAATTTCCAATACTTTCGTCTATAACATCATCTACTTTTTTTTTACTTTCAACACGTTGTATTGCCATTGAACCGTTTTTAAAGTCCTTGCTTCTCTTTTCAGTTTCACCCATATCAACTTGATTCGTCTTTGCTTGTGTGACATCACCAAGATTATGAGCTTGTCTCATTATAGGTTCACTAAATGCATTACCGCCTACTTTTTTTTTGTTTTTTCCGCCAAAAGCGGGTGCATCAATATGGTTTTTAGCTTGGCCAGTTGGGTCTGAAGGCCCGCCTGCAGGGGAATTAACGCTGAAACTTGATGTTCCACCTAATCCTTCTTCTTTCAAAATTCTATTTACAGTTTCTTTTACAATATTATGTAAATCGCTTTCTGTAAGTCTTATAATCTTTCTCATATTAACGCATTTATTTATATATAAATATAAATATTAGTTAAAATATTTGGTTAATTCAAAGTTTTTTCATACCTTTGCAGCGTAAAACAAAAATAAACATTATATTAATATGGAAAAAATTCAAAAAATGATTAAAGCCTATAATAAAAAGGCTAAAAAATGGGGATATGATGAAATTTCAATTGAAAACAATCAAATCAATAAGCCATTTATTGAAAAGACTACAATTGGATGCTCATTTTGGAGGAAAATCAAAATAGCATATCAAAATGGATACTTAAAAGAAGATTATGAAAAAATTGAAAAAGCACTGAATATTTAACTCAGTGCTTTTATTTTATCTAATTGTTTTTCTAGGTCTTCTAGATTCATCGCTTCTGCCTGCCATCAAGCCATTGTTAGGGTTTGTTGGTTGTATTGGTTTTCCCATTGCATTCAATTTTTGTTGCATTTGTGGCTGTTGCTGTTGTCCTTGAGTTTGTTGTTGTCCACCTTGTGGCTGTTGCTGTTGTCCTTGAGCTTGTTGTTGATTATTTGCAAATCCGCTATTTACTTGTGTATTGAATTGAGGCTTAGTATTAGCTACGTTTTGAGCCATTTGGCTAAATTCTTGAGCAGTCTTTGTAAATTGTTGGCTAACTGTGTCTAAGTCGCTTACAACTTGTTGATTTCCACTTTTTTGAGCCACTTGTTGCATTTGTTGAATAATTTTTTGAACTTGCTGTTCATATTTATTGAAAGATGATGCCCAATTACCAGCTTTATATGTTTGCCCAACATTAAGATTACCTTGTTTCATACCATTCCAAACATTTTTCAAGCCACCCCAAACACCTTCTTGCATTCCATTTTCTCTAATGTATCCCCTTACAGCTTCTTCCACAAGGAAATGAAGGTCTTGTTCTGTTAATCTAATTGGTTTCTTATCCATTGCCTTTATAAAACGTTTTATATTAATTATTTGCCTATTCTGTTAACTACTCTATACTCTCCATTTTTTGAAATTGTAGCACCACTATTATCTGGGTTCATTACGAAATTACTACCATCCTTAGTTATGCAACCGTCATCAAAACCATAAAAGTCTAGTGTTCTAATCTTTTGTTTCATATTTTTCTATTTTTTATTTTGTTATTATATATGTCAGTTGCTTGTTTAACATATTCAGGCGCATCTTCACTACTAATTACCCCCATTGTCAATGGTGAGGCTAACATTGTGTCGATTTGACCTCTCATAGTTAAATCATTTCCTAATTCATTCTTATGCAGCATTAAGCCTTTTGATGTATGGTATGCTTCAGCTATTGATGTCAAACTGCTATGCAACTTTCTTAGTTTATCCTTGAAATTCTCCCTAGGAACACTGTACTTAACATAATACCTTGACGTTTGGCTTCCGTCAGTTTCATCATAAGGCTCACGAATATCTTCTTCCTTTTTGATTACCCCATAATCTAACAGTTTCTTCCTCAACATTCCATTATGTAAACCATAATCCCTCAATATCTCGCTTGGTTTCGTTCCGATTGGGTCATTTAGTAAACCCTTTATAAACTTTAAAATCTCTTCATAAAATGTTTGAAATGGGAGTCCTTTATTTTCTTCATCTTCAGTTAAAACTCTATTGAATGAAGATTCGTTTATATGTATTATTTTCATCTTGTAACTCCCCCCCTCCATGTGCTGCTACGATTCCAAAGAGTCCTAAACAAATCCTCAATAACGTCAGCAGTCACTTCCTTAACTGCCTTCTTGAAATCCCTTGAATCATATGAAGATGAAAGCTTTCTAGAAACTATTGCCTCAACATCAGTCTTGCTAATCTCTTCACTTATTATTTGCCTAATCCTTTCGTCTGAAACCATATCTATATTTATTATATATATATAAATATTAAGATAAACAAAAAATGCAACCATTTCTAGCTGCATTTTTTGTATCGGCTATTTCACCATTTTTTATTAACATATTCTTGTTGGGAATTAGTTAAATGAGCATTATCACCATATGGTATTGTGTTTGAAAATTCCATTCTGTCCATTCCATTATGATGCTTTTTAAAATTATCATCATTTAAATTAGCTAGGTTAGTGCGTTGTTTTTGTTTTCTCAAAACAAAATTTTCTATCATTTCTAAATAAGTTAGCATTTTTCTAGCTTGACCACTTCCAGTAGAAGTTCCTTTCCAATTTGTATTACCTAATGTGTATGAATTAAGCGAATCGTCATCATTATAAACGTAATTTTCTAAATATTCACGTATTTCTTTTATGCTTTTAAGTATTTCATCACTATTATCCAAATATTCAGATTTTCCAGCTGCTGAATCACTTTTTAGCCAGCTTATTTCCGAAATTATCCTTTTAGTAGATTCTTTCACAATCTTATGAAGGTCATTCTCTGTTAATCTAACTATTTTTTTCATATTTATCTCTTTATTTTATACATAAATATTAAGATAAACAAAAAAGGATGCTAAAAATAGCATCCTTTTAGTCGTATGAACTCACCCCCACCTAAAGGTAGGGGACTTCTTGTGATAAATGATTAAAATTTTCTAAATGCAAATATACGAAAAAAAGTTGAACTGACAAAATATCAATTCAACTTTTAGCTTCACTTAACATTTACCACTTCGCCATCATCTATTATACAATTTGGCGGGATGTTGTTCAATGTATACAAACCATACTTATGATTTTGGTCATTAAAAAATTTAATATTTTTTGGTAGTTTATTGACATCAATCTTCAAAATAGAATATATACCATCATTAAAATCCCTTGTTGCATAATTATTCAATGCTTTAGCAGAATTCACGATTTCAGAAGTTGGAGTATCTCCTTTTAAAAAATAAACTCTGCTTGGATAGTTAAACAATATGTTTTTACTGTATGGACATAAACCAATTCTTTTTATCTTGTCCTTATTTGAATGATGAGTCACGTGATATAATATATCATCAATTTCTTGTTCCTCTTCCTCAAACTTTGGCTCGTAGTGTATTCTATCTAAACCATCCATTGACATCCTAATAGATTCAAAATATTCACATAGGTTCATTGCCTTGTCAACACGTTCTTGAAATCTTTCATTTTTGGGTAAGTCAATTGCAATGCATTTAACACCATTGTTCTCATAATCGTGCATATAGAATCTAGGTATATTGAAGTATTCCATAACATATCTCATCATTGTCTCAAATGGATACGTCTTAATTAAACCCTCATTCAGATTTTCACTGCACATATCAATGGACAACGGATTGTCATAAGACACACTAACTTGTTCTTCAAAAAGACTCCTATATTGATGTTCTGAAATCCTAACTTTTTTATTCATTACTATTTGCTGCCTTTTTAAGTTTCTCCATTAAATCGCCATCTTGTGTAATGGAATTACGCCAGTTCATATAAGCATCACGGACTTTACCAATAGTTCTAGCATTTGTTTCACTTAATTGCATAGCATCGCACCATAAATAACAGCCATCGGCCCCAGAAGGGTCTGAGTATCTAAATTGAAAAGTAAGATTTAATGATGGTATCTTACCATCAAGTGTCATATCATCTGCATCAGGATAATATTTCAATGCATTACTTTCAAATTTAATGTTATCATTAATTGTTTTACGCAATGCCTCTTCTTGTGATGTTCTTACATCACCGAACTGTGGGGTATCCTTCTTTATTTCAAATGTTTTTTTGTGGTCATCATCAAGCACTTCCTCTGTCAAGACTTTTTTTTTATCAACAGCCTCTTCCATAAGAATCTTAGACCTTGTTATAAAGTTATCAGGTTCGACTTCCTCTTTAACGAACACTTGCGATGCTTGTTTTGCTTGATTAACTCTTCCTTGTCTCAAAGTAGCTAACATCTTCTTTGTAATACTCATTTCACTTGCCATATATTAGTAATCCATTTCTTGACCGTTCCAGAGATAACCAAATATATTGTCTATTCTTTGATTAACCCTCTCGTTATTTACTTTTTTGATTTCTGTAATCTTTTCTTTAGCTTTCTCAACCATTTCCTCTTCGTTCATGGTGAGTAGTTCGTCTAAATTGTTGTTTTTTTCTACCAATATCTCACTAGCAACGTGTCTCATAACTTGCTCTTGAAATACCTTGTCATCTTCTGGCTCATTCTCCACTACAACTGACTTATCGGATTCCTTATATAAATCCTCATAGTTTAACTCAGGTTTTTCTACCTCAACTACTTCCTCAGTCTGTACTGGTTCAGTTATTGCCACTTCTTCTATCTTTTCAACTTTTTTAGCCGCAACTTTCTTTGTTGTTTTCTTGGCTGTAGTTTTCTTTACAGTTTCTTTCTTTGCCATATCATTATAACTTTTACTAATTATAAATATTATTAAACAAATAATTCTTCCAAATCATCATATAATAATATTTTGGAACGTAACTTTCTTAAGCTTACTAATTTTATTTGTCTAACCCTCTCACTACTCAAATTATATTTTTTGCCAATTTCACTTAAGGTCAATTCTTTGTTGCTATTAAGACCATAATAGTTTTCAATAATGTCACGTTCTCTATCTGATAATGTACCTATTATACTTGTGATGATATTTCTCTGGTTCTCAGTCACTTCTCTACTCTTTTCATCATTTTCATTTGATAAATCATTGTTGAATGAGACATCATCTTCATCATCCTCAATAAGTTTCTTATCCATTGAGGCATCATTATCTATATTTGGCTCTATCTCAACAAAATTAATGGTATTTTTCTTCTTAATAGATTCAAGCATCGCTTGTCTAATCCACCATACTGCATACGATATAAATTTTACATCTTTCGATTCATCAAATTTATCAATCGCCTTTAATAGCCCCATATTCCCATCCGATATAAGCTCTGAAATAGGTACTCCACGACCTGTGTAGTGCTTGGCAATATCGAAAACAAACCTAAGATTGGCTTCTAATATTTCATTTTTAGCTTTTAGATTACCTTTCTTACATTTCTTCAGCAAGCGTTTTTCTTTCGCTTTCGTAAGAGGTTTGTATTTTTTCAAGTCATCATAATAGGCCCTAACGGTTTCTGTAAAATCATTAGCATATTGGTTCATATTGATTGGTAATATTAACATTATTTCAAAACAATCTTTGAAATATTATTTTCTTTTTTAACTACAACGTTATCATCACACCAGTCTTTTATCTCATCATTATGGCTTATTATCCACACAAAATCGTATGACTCGGCAATTTTATGGCATAAATGTTTTATATTATCGTAGTTCTCTTTTGCTACACGTCCAAAAATTTCATCCCAAACAACTGTATTCATTCTTGGTATCGTTGACATATCAGCCAACACTGCTCTCAGTGCCAATGCTGACGCTGTAAGCTCAAATCCACTACCACTACTTAGGTCTGAATAGACACCATCTTTAACAAGATAGAACATAACCTCATTCTTTAGGTTAATTCCGACTTCCACATCAAAGTCGCACACGTCACCAAGCAACTGAGCCAACCTTGCATTAATAATAGGCAATGTCTTTCTAAGTACCATCTTAGTAATACCATTCTTTCCAACAAGCTCAAGATAAATCTTCCAGTTCTTAATTAAAACCTCTTCCTCCTTAATCTTATTGATAAGTTTCATTCGAGTTTCAATCTGCTCTCTCTGGTTCTTCATATCAGATTCATTCTTTGCAATGAAAGATGCATTACTCTCTCTAGTGTTACGCTTGTCACGAATGAATGCATCAGTATTTCTAATCTGGATGTTTATCTCATTATTTTTATCAATAGCCTCACTATTTTTCTCATACTCATCTTTTATATGCTTTTTTTCCTTATATTCGTTTCTTAAACGCTCGACATTTACTTCTAGTGCAGACTTCTTGATTGTCAACTGTGACTTTTTATTATATTGCTCTCTATTCGCTTTCTGCTTGTCTATCTTCTCTTGTATCGTTTTTTGTTCTTCTCTCTTTTTCTTACCTTCGTTACTAATCTCTTCTACCTCATGTCCTAATATGCAAAGTTTGGCTTGGTCGAAATTTTGCATTTCTCTTCCACAAACTGGGCACAATCTACTTGACTGAAGGTGTTTGTAATTCTTGTCTGCTGTTCTATACCTCTCAGTTATTACAGCAATCTCAGAATTTACCTTAGATAATTCCTCTTGGAGTTTGTCGTACTCTTCTACTGAGAAATCAACCTCTCCTATTTCTTGTATCTCTTTGTCGATAAGTTTTATTTCCTCGCTTTTTTTCTTACCTTCGGCAACATCGTTTGCCATTCTAGCCTTGAGTGTGGTAATATCAATTTTCAGAAGATTCTCATCAATTTGCCTCTTAGAAGATAGTAATGCTGATTTATTGTTTTCTAGATTGGCAATTTCTTTTTCTAAACTAGAATTTTCTTTGATATATTTCTTATTCTCTGCTGCCAAAGTCTTGATATTAAGTTCGTAAGCACTAATCTCTTGTCTCAATGTCTCTTCATTGAACTGGTTTGATACCAACCTTGTTTTAACCTCTGAATTGAATTTCTCCCTAGCAAGAATATCTTTTTCCTCAATAGGAAGCAAACCAATCCATCTTGACAGTAATCTACCTCTTTCAGCTTCTTTTTTATTAACAAGGTCATCTAATGAAGACTCTGTAACAGACATAATCAAGTCGAAATCGCTTTCTCTTCCTATCGCCTCTTTTATAACTTTATTTGTCTGGATACTATTCTCTTCTTGCTGATTATCAATGTAGTCTTCCAACTCTTCTTTATTATCACCAATAACCTTGTAATATTCTACTCTCTGTGTGGTTTTGCTCTTGGAAGTTCTTTTATCGAGAGCTGGTCTTGACAATGTTCTCTTGATAATATAATCTACGCCATCAATGTTGATGCAACCCTCAACAACAACGTTAATAGCTTCTGGTATGTGTTTATTGAATATCTTATCTTGTGTTGCAACCTTGGTAGTTTTTCCAAACAACAAGAAATGCAGCAAATCTATGGCAAATGTTGTCTTACCACTCTGATTTGCTGGCTCACCACTCAACAATACAAGATGCTTGATACTTGTGAAGTCGAAATAGTTATCCTCGCCATAACTTAGAAAATTGCTCCACTTAATCCACTTGATAGAATACCTCCTATACTTGTCATATACTTGGTAGTCAATTTGGGCATTAATCTCAGAGTCAATCTTCTTTATTAACTCGAAGTCATAGTCAGTTATCTTATTGACATTGAGATAGTCTTGGAACAATTTTAACTGGAATTGAGGGTCTTGAATGTTCTGAATAATGTCAGTTGCCAATGCAATATCCCCACTACCATCATTTGATATAATAAACTCTGGTATGACTTTTATTCTATCTTTTGGAATTTCATATTTCTTGCTAGCTTTAGCAATCAACGAATTAAGCTTCTCCTTAGAATAATCATAAGGAGAAACCTTCCAGTGTATATTTACTTTTGATTTACTTTTAATGTCAATCATGTTTAATTTTTATTAATTGATGTTTTCCAATTTTTTCATTATATATTTGATAAGCAACAGTTTCTCCACGATTGTTTTTTAATACTGGAACAAGCTTACCTATGGAATACAAATATTCAAACCCAAATATTCTTCTCTTCTTTCTCATTGTTTCTTAATAATTCGTATTTTTCTTACTGTTACATTTTCTTTTCTTTCTTCAGTTGGTTGACTTTCTTCTTCTGAGTGGTCAACAAATCTGCTAGGATGTCCTTCATCTTGTTTTCCCTCATCCTCTGTGCGAGATTCCTTTTTCTTTGTACTTGAGGCATTTTTCTTAATGTCTTTAATTCCGTTATTTTCCCTGTCAATATTGTCTTTTGGTGATACACCGAACTTAACGATATTAAAGCCTTGCATTGCGCATCTATTTGCAAATGCGTTGATGTCTTCGATATCGTTAAACTCGCAATAAGACCTAATAGATTTTTCTAATGTAGAATTAATATATAATCTAGCCATTTAACATATTTTTGCAAATATATATAAAATTTATATAAATTCCAAATATTTGTTAAATTATATTTAAATTTATAATAATATATTGTATTTTTTAATAAAATATATTAAAATGGATATTAAGAATAATATTATACTAGGACTTGACATCAGTACAAAAACAATTGGTTTTTGCTTGTTAGAAGATAATGGAACTGAATATGGTAAAATATTAGAACTTACTCACATAAACCCAAAAGTTTCATCTAAAATATGTTCTACTGAACAACTATTTTTAAAGAAAAAAATTTTTAAAGAATTTATACTAAAATACAAAGATTTAGGCATTAAAACAGTAGTAATAGAAAGTCCATTACTTAGGTCAAATAATGTAAATACTGTTTCAACTTTATTAAAATTCAATGGAATGATTTCAGATTGCATTTACAATGTGCTAGGGATTGTCCCTCAATATATATCATCATATGAAGCAAGAGAATATGCATTTCCTGACTTAATGGCAACTAGAAAATATGGTAAAGATGGAAAGCAATACCCATTTTCAAAAATACATAAAGAAATTAAAGATTGTAAATTAGTCTTATTTGGTAGCTATCCTTGGGCAATTGACAAAAAAATTGTTATGCAAGAAAAGGTTGCAGAAATATTCCCAGATATAAAATGGATTTATGATAAAAAAGGCGAATTAAAGAAAGAAAATTACGATGCAGTAGACAGTTTTGTTTGCTTAATAGGTTGGCTAAATAAACAAAGATTTGGAGAACTTAAATTTTCTAGCGAAATTATCGGTGAATCAAACGATGGAAAAGGAACAAGGGAAATTTTGTACGTTGTTAAATATTGGAATAAAACTGAAGAAAGAAAGACTTTCATAAACTATTAAAAAAGAAAAGCGAGATTCAACAAAGAGTCTCGCTTTTTGATTTAATATATTGCGACATTAAATGTCTCTAACTTTTTATGCGCATTCATCATTGCATGAAATTCAGCCTTAAGCTGTTCAATTGTTTTCTTTTTTCTTGTATTGCTTGCTTGTGGTACTCTATCAGCCCATTCAATACCATCGACACTCTCACTATTATATGTTGCTGTATATTTATGCTTAGAATGTGTACCATTCCAATAGAAAAATTCAGATTTGCATATGTTCTTATCTAAGTATATAACTTTTACATTTTTATTTTTCCAAGAAACATAGTTAAATGATAATTGGTCTCTGTGTGACCCATTTTTTAACTCCTTAAACCAATCTTCCATCAATTTAATACAATCTGGTTTATTATGTTTTCTTAAGATAATGTTGCTCTGTAATAAACCATATTTTTCTGGAAACCCTTCTTTTTTGTATTTTTCCATTTGAGGCTTTGTTATATTACTTTTGTCTTTACCCATTCTTACAACTGCATTTGCTTCTGCATAAATACAGTTTCTTTGTGGGTGTTTCGGAACATATACTGAACAATCAGATGTCATTACATTTTTAACAAACTTATTAAGGTCTCCTTTAAGTGTGACATTCCCATCAACCCAAATTGATATATCATATTCACTAAGTAAAAGATGTGGGTTTATTTTAACAAATCTCTGTTTTTTAATTTGAGATAATCCTTCAGTTTCTTTTGGTAACGGTCTTATATCCCAAATATCGCTTTTTAACGTTTTATTGTCAGTAAAACATATATAATCAAATCCTTCTGTTATGTGTTTAGGATTTATTAACGAATCGTATTCACCAGTTATACAAGTATATACAACATTTTTGTTTTTTTCATTTGACCACAACTTTTTATGTATTTTAAGCCATTCATCAATAGTTCTGTTATGAATTTTTGTGGTTGTATCCATCCAAGAAGCATTGTTATAGTGTTCGATATAATCTGATACTTTTATATCTCTATGTTTCAACCCTATTGAGTCTTTACACAGTACTGCGCCAGTATCATACATATCTCCAAGTGGTGTTTTTCTTAGTCCATGCATAAAATTGTCATCAAAATAATGTATGTTATGCTTTTTGCACATTTCAGTATTTATGAAACATATGAATGGTAATATTCTATTTATTTTTGATGTTGGCTGATTTTGAAGTTCTCCAACATATATACAATCATCTTGGAATAAATCAGAACAATCTCTTTTTAATAGAACATCTGAATCCATAAGTATGAAATTATCGTTTATAATTTCCATACTTTTTTCAACACTAATACAATGTTTTGCGCTGCCCCAATAGTTTCTTCTACCTCCAGACATCTTTCTATTAGGATAATTTTCAAGCCACTTATCAAAATTGATTATCTGACCTTTTGTATTATCAAAAACAGTGACGTTATCAAATTTAGCTGTAAAAGGTTTTTCATTACTATTATCAAAAATATAAATAATAGCATCCTTTACAAATAAATTAATACTCCTTACCAAACACTCAGTAAGGTAAGGAGTATTATAATGTACTATTAGTATGTTTTTATCCATCGTTAACTATATGTAAAAATTATTTTTCAATACCTTTTGAATACCCGTAGTTATATCCAGCTTCGTTATCAAAACCTAATTTAGGGTTTTTCTTATAGTTATCCCACGCTTTATCGCTTGCGTCACTTGCAATTCTTTGTTGTTTAGTTCTTGCATCAACGCTACCATATTTATCATTATGGTATCTTGGTCTTGCAGCTGCTCTGCCCCTAACTGCATTTAAAGCAAAATTTCCACGAGGGGTGTCACCAATCTCATTTAAATAGTTTTTTACAGATTCTTTAATAAGTCTATGCAAATCTGATTCCGTTAATTTAATAATTTGCTTGTTCATTTTAGTATCTTTTTTAGATTCATTTGACCAACCTTTTCCATTTACATAATGAGATTTCCCACTATTAAAATCTTCAACATCCTTCTCAGCATCACGGAATTTTTTACCCATATCATTATTACCATAGAATTCCTCTGGGGTTGTTTCGTGGGCATAATCCCACATTCTAGTCCTTCCATAACCGCCATCTTTTCCATATTTTTTACTCATATGATACACATTATGGTTTAATCTATGTGGATTCTCATCACCAAAATCATGGTCACGTGAGCCGCTTACAGAAAAATCATCCATAGTATTTAAATTTATAGCACCATTTTCACCACCATAAGGTTTATCGTATTGTCCTTCTAACCCATATTTTTTGTCAAATTCGTCACGAGCAGCATTCCTGAAATCATAAGACCTATTCCATTGATGTGCTGTATGAGGGTTGTTTGTCCTAAACTCATCATTTTTCCTAGCAGCATTTGCATATGTCTTCCAATCAAGCTCTGACAGTACGTTCTTTATGGATTCCTCAATAAAGTTATGAAGGTCTCCTTCTGTCAATCTTAAAATCTTTTTCATTGCGTTCTTTAGAAATCCTTTAACCAAAGAGCTTTTTGCAAGTAATCAATAAGCTCATTATTATTTGTACGATATAGTTCTGCTGCCTTTGTAGAGTCAGCACCATCTATAGCCTCTTGAGAGTTATAATCCTTGTCACCAAACACACTACTAACTTTGATGATGTCATAGTATGCGCCAACAGCGTAATGTCCATTAGCACCGAATACCATAGAATCCTCGTCAAGGTGCATTGCCATTGCTTTTAAAAGGTCACTATCTTTAATTTTTTTTGCCATTTTACGTAAAATATTTTAAAATAAATATCTCAAAATATTTGTTTTTCTCAATATTTTAATATATCTTTGCAAACAAAAACTAAATTTTTTAAAATTATGAGTATAATAGCATTTAAAATCTTTGAAGACCGCATTCAAGTGGCAGCAGATGGTAGAGCATTATTAAGTGACCAAATTATATGCGAAAATACGAAAAAAATTAAAAAACTCTCTGATTCCTTAATAATTGGCATAACTGGCACTGCTAATTCAAATGGTATATTTGAAAAGTTTATCCTATGTAATCAAAATTATTTTGAGAACTTAAATAATGAAACCGAAGGACTATCAATGATGAAACGGTTTAAAGATTATTTGGAAAACTATGGTTATAATGATGAATCAATTAAAAAATTAGGTGGATTTTTAATAGTTAATAAAACTTTTTTATGTGTGTTTTATTTTGATGAAAATTGTCTTCCTTACACATATTTATGTAGTTACGAAACCAATAGTGGCGCATTCGGTTCAACTGGAATCTATACTACCGCCTTAATAGATAGTGGCTTATCACTTGAAGAGGCAATAAAAATGTCAGCAAAAAAGTATACTTCAATTAATGATAATGTAACTGTTTTAGAAATTAGTAGATAATGCAAGAATTAGAAAAGCTATATAACATATTAACTGTATTTCTTGGGGATGCAAAAAATGGATTTGATGAAAGAAATTTGCAATTTCAATTTCCATGTCCACACTGTATAGAAAAATATGGGTATCAAGAGGCTAGAAAATATAACTTAGAGGTATCTCTTGAGAAAGGAGGGGTATATCAATGCTGGAAATGTAGTTCTGAAGGTGATGACCTTATGCATGGTTCTATTAAAAAACTGATAAAAGCATTTGGAAATGACAAATTATTGGAAGAATACATATCTGTAATTCATTCAATAAAAGACAGTGAATTGTATAAACTTCATTTTGATAACTTTGACACTTCGATTATTGAAAAGGAAGAACTGAAACTTCCTCAGTCATTTAAACTTTTCAAAAAAAATAAAAAAAATAATTATGGAGCAATAAAATATCTCCAAAATAGAGGAATTGGATGGGATATTATAGAAAAATATAAAATAGGATATACTGAAATAGAAAATGAGAATAAGAAAGGCTCATTCCGCATTATTATACCATCATATAATGCCCTAGGGGAGCTTAATTATTGGGTTGGTAGGGATTATCTACCAAAGTCTGAAAAATACACTCAGAGGCTAAAATATGACAATCCAAAAGTTGAAAAAAAGGAAATAATATTCAATGAGGAAAAAATACAATGGGATGCTGATATAACGCTCGTAGAGGGTACGTTTGACCACATTGTTGTACCCAACTCAATACCGCTTTTAGGTAAAGCTTTAAATAAAGACTATAAACTATACTGGGAACTTATAAATCGCGCAAATGCAAAAATTAACATAATGCTTGATGGCGATGCCTATGGTACTGTTAAAGAGATATATAAACTGTTGAATCATGGTAGGTTGTATGATAAAGTGAGGTACATACCAGTTGTGGAAAAAGATGACCCATCATCTTTATATCAAGAAGGTGGCTATAAAAAAATTGCTGAACATCTTGCGAATGCCCAGCAAATTAAAGAGGTATACCTATATTAGTAGTATTATCAAAATTGAACTTTTTCTAGTGCTTTACCAAATTTATGAATGGCTACAAATATTAGCATTAACATTGCTAATAATACGATGATTACAGCAATTAAAATCCAATCTAATGTGGTCATAGATATTTCTTATTACGTTCAATAATCTTGTTAACAATTTCTTTTGAATCACAATCGAGAAATTCATAGTTGAATCTCTCACCTTCCTTGTTACGCACATATGAAGGTTTACCACTTCTAAAGATGTTTATTTCAGAGGCATACACCACCCTGAACCAAAGAACCCCTCGAAATACAAGCCTAACTTCTTCGTTTAATGTAATTTTATCCATTTTCTCTATAGTATTCAAAGTGTCTGTTTACTTCACCATTAGCATTCTTGCAAGGCATAGGGTACTTATAAGGATAACAGAAATCCTTTAAAGCGCATTTCTGACAGTTGTTTGAGGTGTCACCCTCAACAATTATTAGTTTTCTTCCGAAAATTTCAATCATTGTATTATGTTTTTTTGTTTATGATGCAAAGATACGAAAAAAAATTGGAGTGACCAAATAATCACCCCAACTTTTAACACAATTTAATGTAATCATTAATATCCATTTTATTACCGTCTTTATCAAAGAACTTATATGTGGCAATACCATTTTTATTCATATACCACTCTACCCTAAAATATGGTATGTACTTCTCAGTAGAAGACCATGTAATGTCATCTTCACTATATATTCTAGGCATATCACTTAAATTTTAAAAAAAATTATCACTCAAACTTGAAATCATTTAGTCTGTTAAGCCAACCACGTAAGAACTTTTTCTTAGCCCTAGTTGCAATAGATTCAAAATGTTTTTTCCTTCTATTCCAAAGCTTTTGAAACAACTCCTTTTGATTTGGGTAGTTGTTAATCGCTGCAATTGTCTTCGGACCTACTACACCATCATCTTTAACACCCAAAATCCTTTGTGGAAATTTGATACCATATACGCCACTAGTCCAATACCAATCAACAAGAAGGTTTGCAATTGATTGATTCTTAATTGCATCACCACTCCATTTATTCCAATAGCGTTGTATGAATATGCTATCCCATTGAGAATCCGTAATGTTGCGTAAATCTTTACAAGTCTTTGACTTTCCAAAATATTTCCTATATGTGTTTATTGTAATACCTTTCATTGTGCATCCTCCATCCGTATCAGCTGGGTCAGATGCATAACCCCCTTCCCATTTTAAAACAATGGGTTTTAATTTCTTATAACTTGCCATAACTTAATATTTTTACAATAAATATTTTGTTTTTTAACAATTTTTTTATATATTTGCAAAAATATGTATATGTTATGAAAAATATTAAATTAGTTATACATTGTGCCGATATTCATATAAGGTTAAATCAAAGAATGGAAGAATATGTTAATGTTCTTGATAATTTTATAAAAAAATGTAAAGAAATTACAAAAAATTATGAAAGAAAAGAAATAAGAATTGTAATTTGTGGAGACTTACTACATAGCAAAAATCAACTTAGTCCTAATTTGATTACAATTGCTAGCTTTTTCCTAAGACAATTGGAAAAAATCGCTACCGTCATTGTAATCGCTGGAAATCATGACTTGGTTGTAAATAATACTTCTAAAATTGATTCTATAACGGCACTATTCGATACAGCAAACTTCCAAGACTGCAAATTCCTAGATAGTATGCTAGGATATGAAAGTGGGTTTGTTGAGGATGATAATGTTGTATGGGCTTTATATTCCATATATAGCGGATATAACCCACCAAACTTTAATGATTTAACGGTATATGATAAACCAGTTATTGGTCTTTATCATGGAATGGTTGTTGGTGCTTCACTAAATAATGGTACAGTAGTTGACAACGGAGTTGAAGGTAGCCTATTTGATGGATGTACTTGTGTTATGGCTGGAGATATTCATAAACGACAAATTCTTAAACGTGGTGATGTTGACATCGTGTATCCAGGTTCTCTAATTCAACAGACATTTGGTGAAACCGTTTCTCAGCATGGCTTTGTGGTTTGGAATATAGAGAATATGACACATGAATTTGTTGATTTAAAAACTGAATATGGATTATATGATATTGAGATAGAATCTCTTGAAGATTTAGATAATGATAAAGAAAAACTGATTAACTTTTAATGTTAATCAGTTTTTTGATTTCTATATAAGAATCTCCTTGGAAATTATCGCTTTCTTCTTTATCTCTTAATGTTATATTTCCAACAAGTGTATAAACAAATGTTTTTTCCGAAATGCTAGTTTTCTGCGAAGACATTGAAAATAAATTATATGTATTGCCCATGACGCAAGGAGCTGTTGTCCAATTATCTATTTTATTTCCAGGTATATTATATGTGCATTCATATGTCCATTCAATTACTTGATTGCTTTCACAGCTTACAATTTTTGTTCCAAGTGATTCTATAAGTTCTTCAACGCTGTGTGACTTGCTTTCATTTTCCGTTTGTTGGTTTATATTGGTGCAAGTCGCATCAGTCAAGAAATATGTAATATTTTCTTCATGATGTTCGATATCAGCATTATAGTCTTCAATTAAAATCCCATAAATCGAAGGTTTACAAGCTGCGTCTTGGTCAGATGTCATTGTACTTTCACAATTTCCAATGGAAAACTTATATGTGGCTCTTCTTTCTTTCTCTGAAGTGTTCTTAAGGACTTTAGCCATTATAGAGCCATTATAGAATTCAAAATCGTATAAGAAGTCTGTGTTTCCACTTAAATATGAGACGTTCCATTCCCCATCACAGTTACTGCTGTAATATGTACCGATTGTAATTCTATCTTCGCTGCCTTCACTAGGTAAAAATATACCGTTAGGATATACTCCGCAATTACATTGACAATCAGAGCTAGCACGAACAGTGTGAGTGGCTGTTATTGAATTTCCTTTGTCATTGGTATATGTTATTGTGTATACCATGTCTTCATTTCCCTTGTTTGGTTGGAAAATGGCATATCCATTATTATTAATTGTTGCGGTATCATTTGGTGAAATGCTCCAAGTACCCATAATTAATTATTGTTTTTTTGCGTTATTTTAAATTTTTTCTTTCCACCAGAACATTTTGAATAACTTCTATTTGGTGAAATAATACTACAAGTTGGTGAATCTTTTTCTATTAGTTGTCCTTTTCTAGTTCTACCTGTATCTTGCTGTTCACTACCATTTATAATTACTTCCTTTTCAATGGCATACAAGTCAGTTCCATCGCACATCATTTCACCACTAATTTCAATCCAATCTGTCTTTGGGTCTGGCGTAGGTTCTGGAGGTTCTGGTTCAACATACCCACATTCTTCTGAATTAATACTAATAAGTTTTCCTAATTTAGTTTTACCAGTCTTAGTCCATTCGTTTCCTCCGTCAGTGGATATATATTCCTCTAATTTTTCATATAAATCATAATTAAGGCATTCTGTCCCAGCTGCTTCCCATTTTTGTTTGGTTGGCGTTCCATTTCCGATATATTGAACATCGAATATTGTTGTAGAAGGAATCATTTGTGCTAAATAGTTCATGACAACAGTATCAAGGTATTTTATTTCACATTGTCCTTCTTTACTATACCATTTATTGTGGAGATAGAATTTTATAGTAAGCCTCTTGTTATTCATGATTTGATTGGTAACATCATCTATATCTTTTTGACTATCAATGTTTACCATATTCTCTAATGTATAAGGTGTACCACCAATCATTCCTTTTGTAAGATTGTATGCACAATTTCCAGAACTTACTTCTTCTTCTGATTTATCACTAAGTGTATATGAGCTAACATTAAATTCATCACCATCTATCCTATATTTTCTATACATTTCTTCAAGAGCTTGTGCCTTATTTGAATCTTCTCCGTAGAACATGACTGTATTACATTTGGTTAATGCGCTTTCTTTATGCCTAGCGCATTTATCTTCTTTGTCATAGTCTATTTTATAATAAGAGCCGAAGTAGTGTATTTTGGTATCAGTAAGTCCAGATATATAAGGGAAATATTGTTTTATTTCCTCATTTTCATGTATCAAGTTCTCAAATCCATATCCATAAATTTCATTTTCCAAATGATAGTAATATGACTCATAGCATCTTTCGTCAAACAGTTCATTTTCAATTGGGTATTTAAACAATCTTTTGAAATGTGTTAAATATTCATGACCGCTATCATATTTCATATTTCCATTATGCGGGTTATTACCTTCATAATAATTGGTAATGGTGTTAACTTTAATATATTCTTGGTCATTATCTTTAAGCCTTCTCCAACCATTATTAATCTCATTTGTTGCCAATCTATTCGAGTAATATGAATTATCTATTATGAAATAGTTGGTTGTATTATCAGTGACCTCATCATCTAATATCATGAAGGTATCAATGGTATAGGCCCCATCATAGTTAGACTTACACACGAACTGTGGTTTATCATCTGATTCGTTGTCTTGGTCTTTGTATAGGATATATGCCTTGACCTCGTATCCATTATCCTTATCATAGATGTTATAAATTACCTCTTCGCCTTTATTATTATAGACAACAATTGTTGAGGTGAAGAACTTATCATCACCAATCTTTATGTAATCGTATTCTTTAATTAAAGAAATGTACCTATATGGTTTCTCGTTATCGCCTGAATATTCATACTTTATTGTAAACACATCATTATCCACGATTGCTATTCCATTTTCCACATGTGTGACATAGAATATTGACCCGTCATCAATGGTATTTATCGGAGTTGATATTAAATCTTTAATGGTATCAACTCTTTTTATATTCCTTATTGTTTCTTTATATAATGGGTGGTTATCTATTACTTCGTCATCTTCATCGCTTCCTTCTGGAACATAACAAGTATATGCAATATTATCGTCAACATCATATTGGAAGTTGTATTTTCCTTCATCGAAACATTGTTCTCTGTCATCACAGTCTTGTACGGTCTTTGACATCCATCCACCATCCATTTGGAAATATGGATTTCCATCCAACTCGTCATATTTGTTGAAATCTGGATATAAGAATCTTCTCTTAACTGGTGCGTTATTCTCATCTATTCTCTTGAATGCATCGTCTTTTTTGTTAGTGTATTCTTGAAGGTTTTTTGGGTCAGCATCTAACGGGCTTACCTCTATATAACATTCATTTAATGGTTCTTTTTCATCATTATTAAAATCATATTGTTCTTCAACATCTCTATATTTAACAGGCAATCCTTGATAAGGTACATAGTCACTTTGTGAACCATATTTCGTATAGTTAGATGTATTTCTATTATCATAGGTAATTGTTTTTGTTGAATTAATCCAGTCAATTCTATACATTTGGTGAACTGCATCCCATTTCTCATCTAATCTTTTTGCAAAAGAAGAATATTCAACTATGTCATAATCGTAATCATTTGTTTTGCATCCCAAGTCTTTTGTATACTGCGGAAGTCTATCGACCCACCTTTTGCTTTTAAGCCCAAACATGGCTAGTATCATCTCTATACCTTCGATAGTTCCTTTATGACGCCAGATGTAAGGAGAATTTATGACTAATCTCCTAATGAATTCATTATTAGCATCTAGATAAGTATATGAACGTTCGTCAGAAAAAGCTTTTATTCTATTAAGAAGTTTACCATTAGATTCATCATAATATGTATTGCCACTACCTTCTGCTGTTAAGTATTTATATTTAGCTTCATCTTCGGTATCATCACTATCGTTATTATAACAGTCTTGTTGTTTACCTACTGCCCAGCAAGGTGGTGTACCATCGCTACATGAAACGAAGTATCCGTCAGGAAATTCTAGCAAACCATTCCTATATGGTCTAACCTCTTTTTTCATGTTTTGGCTAAATTGTCTAACAATTTTTTTATCACCTTCTTTGTTATCAAGTTGTTGTTGAATATCGTACTCATCTGGGTCTATATATACCTTTACATTATTTTCATCAAAATAATATTCTTCAAGGTTATATGGATATACAAGGCATACATCCCATCCTTTATTTTCTGCTTGGTCAATTAGGAAGTAATCTGGAATATTGCTTCTTTCGTCATATGTTACTCTATTAACATTCCTGATATTGTTAATATAAGTTAGTATTTCATCGAACTCTCTAGCAAACACCCTCAAAGCTTTTTGTATTTTTTGACCGCCATTAACATATTCTTCTTCGTCACCGTAAGTGAATTCACGAGTATATGTCCAGTCAAAATTCTTGATAGCCTCATGGGTCATTGACCTATATAGGTTATCAGTAAACAATTCATCATAATATGTTCCAATCTCAGCGAATCTACTTGTATATTCAGTAAATCCAAATGATTTTGCATCCAAATTATAATTACCATAAGATGTTGGGAATGTAAATGTTTCCAATTCTCTATAATATCCTCTTTCATTATCTTTTATTACAGAAAATACAGCATTATATCTTGGCGTTGTTTTTCTATCGACAATAATGTTTTGGAAATTATCGCATCCGTTATAGAAATCCACAATGAATTTTTCTTTTGGCCTTATATGTATGCCTTCTTTGTTAGACAAATACACTATTTCATCATTATCACCAATCCAAGCACCAAAAACTACACTTTTGCCATCTTCATCTTGGTCATTTACATCAAGTTCGTTTTTCGGTGTTGCTGAAATACTAGCAGCCTTGTATCCTTTACATGGTGTCCCAAAATAGCATTCTATGTTTCCGCACATTGCACCTTTAGCTATTGTGTATACAGTGTTTTCCTCCCATTCTTCTGGTACATTTTCTTGTGCCTCTTCAAGTGTTTCAAAAAACTTACCATATACAGAATATTCAGTACAAGGACAATCTCCAGTAATGGTTACTATTTTTTCTATTCTATATTTGTCATTGTAATTATTGAAATTTTCTCTAATTTCTCCATCTATAAAATTGTCCACCAATTCTTCATAGTCATCCTTTCCATTTTCAGTTATAGTGTCATTATCGTTTTCCATCCACCATACTTCATTATCTGGTTTGTTAAAATATTCTTCTAGAATCTCTGGTTTCAAATAATCATAATAGAAAGCATCGAGGCCATAAATTTCATCTAGGATTCTTTCATGTCTTACGACCTTTATGAAATTTCTCGTTTTCCAAGATTCAATTTCTTTACCATCAATTCCTTCGTTTTCGATAATTTGATAATTTTTATATCCTTTTTGTGAAAAATACTTTAATTCTTTACCATCTAATGGTTTTTTGATTGAATGTATATCAATACCGAATGGATTATCAACATATTTATCATTAGTGGTGTATTCTTCTTCAGAATCATTTGTGCATGTTTTACATTTATTTCCGCTAACTGTAATCCTTTTGCATTCGCTAGTATTTTCATCTAAATCCCCAAGAAGTTGTCTTCTTTCGATTCGATTGAAGTCAATTGTTACTGTTTGTGTATAATATGCGTTTTCATTTGTTACATATAGTTCTCCTGGAAATCTAGCTAAAATATCATTTATTGAAGCCCTAAACATTTCAGTTAAAGAACCATAATATGCAAAGTCACAGAAATCATAATAGTCTTGTTTTAGGATAATTTTAACGTCATTTTGGTCTTCAAAATCACTAGTCATACTACTTAAGCTATTAAGAGTCCATGTAACACCGCTTTCTTCATTTTCTTTCCAGTTTGTTTGGTTGTATTGATTAGCAACTTTGCCATCATTTCTTACGGTGATAATGAAATTGCTGCTTTTATATATTGGTATTTGTCCAGCAGAAAATTGGTTGACACCACCAATTGTAGTAATGTCACGTTCCCATATAGTTCCATCTGATATTTCTTGATGTCTCTTTCTAAGGATGTAATTTGAATGCGATTTTATTAGAGCCATTTTTATCCTATTTTATCAGTAATTATCTGACTGAAATCGATGCTATTCTTTTTATTTTGTTTAACTTCATAGATTGGATTTCCAGTATATTGGTCTTTCAATGTATAATGTTCTGCTTGATGATAAATTTCATTCTCATTATTGAAAGTGGTAACAAGTCCATTATCCAAATCTCTCAATTGGCTGTTTTCTAGCATATAGCTAATCGTATCAAGCGTATGTGTTGTCATTTCTATATCAAGCTGTATCGGTTCGAAGAATGTATTGACTAGCAATATTCTCTGTGTTGGTTTCCCTATATATGGAAGAGCATTGCTTTTGAAAGTAGGGGCTGATGAAGGAGATACAGTAATGAATATCAAGCTAGAACTATCCTCGTAGCGATATGAATATGATTTATCACTAGAAGAATTCGGTTCTTGTACCACAGGCTCGCATTTATTGTTTGATGTTATTATCCTATAGTAGTCTTGTCTTGTTCCGTTTTCATCAAGATAAATTATTCTATACCCAACTAGTTCATTGTTTTTTCTAGCTTTAGCCATGATACTTGAATTTCTAATATCTGTTGTATCTACCACGATTCCCATCACATTTGGAAAAGCGGTAAGGCTACCGACATCAGCAATGACAGCCTCGATTTCCCTTGGTTTTATATAGACAGTATAGAATCCCTTTTTATTGAATTCGCTTAGAGGCAGCTGTAAATTATACATCCCCTCAATGTATTCGTCAACATCACTGTCTTCAATTTTTCTTTTTGCTTGGGTCAAAATACTAGATTCCAAATGTTTAAATTCGGCATTCGAAATTGAGTCATAACTTCTAGTTTCGTGATAAGCATAAGAAATATCCACCAAATTAGGAATATCCACATTTGCTATATTAATCGGTATTGTTGTTCCGTATGCTCCTATCATATTGTTTTTTTTTTTTAATTATTTCTTATTTTAAAAAAATTATTACCAAATTGTTCCAAAGCTTCCAAAGTATTTACTTCTCCAAGCTTTAAATGCTTTTCAAAAGCTGCATTTATTCCTCTGTCTATATAAATATCGCTCGTTATGTTTTCTATTACTGAACTCCCAAGTTTATACTCTTCTCTGAAGCATGGGAAAACTTGTAGCCCGTTGTGTGTTTCCATATCTCCACTGTATTTTTCACTAAATGTATCACTATTACCACTGAATATATTTATATCAAACTTGAAATCTGCCATTGGGACTTCGTATGAGGAATCATATTGTGAATTATCAACATGTTCCATCTCTTGTGTCATTTTATACACATATATTGGATAGCTTATAGAGTGTACAATCGGGATAGTTCTATACTTCGGGATTATTGATGTTTTCTTTACCTTTTTCTTTAGATAATATTCCCTATTCTCTCTCACAAATTGTACAGTCTCATTATATTCTACACCATGATTGCACATCCCATTTTCATGGCATAACTTATAGTTCTCTTTTTCATTCCTAACCAAAGTTGCCCCAAGATAATATGTAATATCACAGAATATATTGTTATAGAATATATGTACCTCATCTTCTCTTTCTTCAAGTTCAGTCTTAGCTGATGTTGATGCTGAAATTGCACTTAAAGACGTATATCCGCTTGTAACTTCTGTATCTATGTATTTTCCTTTAACCTTAATTGAATACGTATCTCCACTTTCCAATGTCACATCAACAGTAGTTGCTGATTGAATGGTGTCATCGTATTCCTTGTAATAGAATGTCATTCTAGTTATTATATCGCCAACAAAATAGTTTTTACCAGATTCTATATCATCCAAATCTTCAGCAGTTTTTCTGAACCTAGATATATTAGCGGTATTTCCAACTTGGTATATCAGCTCTAAAACACTCCCTTCTTTTGGCTGGTGGCTGTAAGTTGTGCTATTAATGTCGTAAATTCCATCAATACTGTTTCCAATGCTATCTGTTAAGAAATTAGTCAGACTCAATTTTGACAGCTTAGATACTGTTCTTCCTTTTATTTCATCTGCCTTGTATGGCTGTATTTCAAATGGATAGTCAATCTGTATGAATGGTTTTCCATCAAAATATTTTTCATCAGTCCTTAAAATAGCATTGCTTATGGTGGATAAAATTTCTCCACCTATTATTTCGCCATCATATGTGAGATATAATGTTTCACCAGAATTATTTACGGTATATCCACTAATTCTGTAATATTCATCATAATTAATTTCCAATGTCCCACCACTAACTTCATATGAATTGTCATTGAAATCTATGTATTCCATGATTCTTTCACTATTAAGTTCATCCCTTTTAAAATGTACATATTCATTAAAATTGAATGTTTTCCCACTACATGTTTCACTGACAACCTCACTTTCTTGTTTGAAGAACGGAAAATAAAATTGTTTTTTTGGCGCATAAAATTCAGCGAATATCTGTTTTCCATTAATATATGTATATGGGGTGTTGGTAAATGGCATCCTCAATATCATATATTTTTTATTCGACAAATATTTATTTGTCTTGTCATATTCAGCATATTCAGACTTTTTTATCTGGTACAACGACTCTCCTATTAATATCCATCCTTCATCGCTAATTTTCAAAGGATATTTTTTCGACATTTGTTCTTTAAAATCTTCTTTTGCATCATCTAAAGATGACTTGTTAGAGACATATCTCACATTTTCATTGTCATATGCAAAATATGTTATGGCTGAGACATAAAAATCATTTTTATAGCAATATTTAACATCATCTCCATTCCATTCATAAGGATGGTTTATATAATAATTTGTATAGTCTTTCCAGCCAATAACTTCAATGTTCTTGCTCCCACATTTCGGACAATATTCAGAAAAAACTCCTTCATATTCGCAGTCATGGCATCTAGATGCGTATTTCTCCATATAAGTTTTGTCAAACTTATATCCAAGATTTGTGGTTGAACTAGAAAATAGACCTATTGACCTACCGTTTATTGAAGAGACTGTCCCGATTTCATTTTTGCCATTACCTATCGCAGTGTTATCACTGTCTCCGTATTTTGCAGTTCTATAGTCGATTCCAAGCTCATACTCATCAGAAAATATAGACTTTTCTCCCAAATCATCAATAGAGATTTGTAAATTTGTTGGCAAAATCATTGTTGGGATGAAACAATTCGTGTTAGCACTTATGGTTCTGTTGTTTGTCTCTAAATTATCTTGAATGGATTCATACCATTCAGTCATTGCTGAATAAATTCTTTTTCCACCCCTTTTAAAATATTCCTCACATTCGCAGCAATCTTTTATGTCTTCTTTTTTGCAATCCCAACTTTCAACCTCTCCATCTTTACCTTCCTCAAAATCAGCGATTTCATCATATGCAGTCCTTCCACTAAACCATGCTAGCCATTTTATAACATCTGGATAAAACAATACATCTCTTTTCCAATAATCATTATATTTTTTTGGTATTATGAATGAAGGTACTATATTCTCGCAAATCCACTTGAAGAAGCCGATATCATAAACATCAACCATCCCCATCTTGTCAGTCTTCTCATTTTTGTATTCATCATGGGCTTCAGTCGGTGTCATTCTCTTATATTCAGATGTATCTTTATCGAAAATCAAAACTTCTACTCTTCCACCTTTATCATAGAACTCTTTATCCAAGTCTATATATGTTTTCTTATCTATTCCATATATCATTTGGTCAGCATACTTAGTAAGAGACTCATAGTTGTAATAGTCTTCCGCACTAGTGTACACTCTGTTGCAATGGCTATAACGTTTCAATAAATTATAATATTCATTGAAAAAATGATACCATTGGCTAAGTCTTTCAAAAGACAAAGTGAAGATTGGCTCTACAAATGACCTCTCATCATCGCAGAAATTATCATAGTAATAAGGTACTTCATTATCGTCAAAATGCGTTGGAGAACCGCTTACATCATCATACCTATTATAATCAATGTAATTCCCATAGCAATGACAGCAAGCCGAACATTCTTTTCCAAAATCCACCAACGTATATGATGAAAATATCGGTTTTCTATCATTCAAAGGAGAATCACCTTCATCAAAGCTGTTAGGGAGTGGCTTAACAACTATATTAAGAGGTATCATACCCCAGTTGCTAGTATATTGCCATTCCCTATCCTTTAATGATTCGCTATCGAAATAGAATATCTTGGGATTCTTGCCTTGTTCATCCAAAATCCCGTTGTAATAAGATGGCCAGACACTAGGAAGCCTAGATGTCATTGGTTCTAATGATATATGTTTCTGTATAATTTTCATTCAACTTCGTAATTAAATGCTTTCTTATCAAATTGCTTCGTATTTACATTCACTATTGCCTTTCTATGCATGTTGTGGCTAATATCCTCTAATTGCTGTAATGTAGGGGTATTTAGCTCATCCATAATTTTCATTTCAAACATATTAATGTTCAAAACACCATTGTCATAATTCATGTCTATATATCTATCATCAAAAACATAGCAATATTCTTGATTTCTATAATCATATACAGCATATAATGGTATATATGTTTGAGCATATACATATGATAAAGGTATGCCTTTCTTAAGCTCTTTAATATCATCTTCTACTGATAGTTTTAAAGCATGCTGAGGATACATTTTATTATAAGCTGTACCTCTAGTATTTGTTGTATTTCCATCCCAATGCATAGGGACTAAAAATGGTATTTGATTACCAATGCCAGCATGATTAAACTCCACTTTCATATATATTGGTTTCGGGTGAAGATTTTCTTGATATTCCCTAAAAATATACATGTAGAAGCCCTCTGATGAAGGAGCAGTACCATGTTTGTTACTCACTGTCAATCTAGAACTAACCCTATGTTCATCATTTTCGTAAATTTTGACATTGTTAGCATCGGTTTCACTAGAATATGAGATATTATCTGACCTATACCCTAAAAATTCAGTATCAACCCTTATTTTATCTGTTTTGTAAATTGACAAGTTCCTTGGGTCTGAAGTGGAACCAAAATCCATTTCATACCTTCTAGAGTTATCTATGTACTTTTTATACAAATAATGCTCATCCATAAATACACAAGACATCCCTAATAATGATTGGGTTTGTGGGTCTGTACTATCATAATATGAAAGCCTAGCAAATGATTTTCCAATCTTAGACCTTTGATAAAACACATCATCGTTTGTGAAATACAATAAGCCAATTAAATCAGATGTCCTTTGGAGTGTATCGCCACTGTTTTGGAGTATTTTATAATATGGAAAGAAATCAGTCACAAACCAATTATCACAATTGCCACTAGTGTCATATAAATAATCACCCTCGTTGACTTTCCAAGAATCTAAATTTCTAGTTCTGAAATGGAAGTTAAAATTAATCTCGTATATATTCTTAAATATAGTATTTGACCCGCGATACATTCTATCATCACCATCACCATATGGCACAGTATTTCCATCATCGTCATAATAACCCCAAATGAATTTAGGTATATATACATCTTTCTCCATATCCACAATAGGGTTTATGGACTTTTTCTTTTCATTTTCAAAGAAATCACGCTTTATTATGTCATCTTGCAAAATATTTCCCCTAATATCCATATTGAAGGATAATGGGATATTAATGTAGCCATTCTTTATATATAATATTAAATCACTAAACAAATCATAATAATCATCACTAGATTCTGGAATATTATTCCTTATAAATGCCAAATCCTTTTCTATTTCTTTTTCACCAAATATCTTGTTCTTTATATTCAATGAATAATTTCTTTGATTGTTAACAACGTCATTACAAATAGAATTACAAATTATTCTGTTAAATTCATTAATGAATTCAGATTCATTAATATCTGGATAACACACATAAGTTGAATTCCCTATCTTTTTTGAAATTATAAAAGTATAAGTTTTTGGAAGTTTTAAACTAGCATATTCATATTTAATGTTATCATCATTTTCTTCATATATTATATATTTCTCCCCATTAATTGTTATTCCGCTGTAAGGCTTTATATCATATTGGGCTGTAATGGCTGAATTGCTATTTCCGCTTATAATCATGCCATACCTCTGTAAAGTACCACCAGAATATTTTCCACCATTAATACTTTGTATGGACATTGGGACTTTTTCCAAGCCAATTGTAACAAAACAATCAGAATTTTCAACTTTTCCGCTGATTCCGTATTCAATGTCATATTCGTTATCATTTATCATAACTTTGTCCATCAAGTTTTTTTCTACTAGGTACTTCTTTGAATTATATAGCACATAAACATCATCTTCTATATCAGACCCGTAGTCACTTGAATAATATACAATGAAATTATTCGTATCAACATCGCAATCTTTAAATAATATCTTCTCTCCTTCAGTCAAGGGCGAATGTGTGTTACTCATGTAGAGTATTATTTCATTTCCATCATTTGAATTCATTACTTCGTACTCAACATCAAAATATGCCTTCTCCTCTTTCTCAATGTATATGAATGATGAAACATTTTTTAAGTCATTTAAGTTATAGACAAAATGTTTATTTACGTTGTCGGAATTCATCAAAAACTCATCTGTACAAAATTCTTCATATGGAATATAACCTCCGTTATCCGAATAATCCATCAAGAAATAAAGTGGGAACTCAACGGTCTCTAGATTGGCAAGTACTGTTGTGGCACTTAATACATATAATGGTATTTCACACACAAATGAAAAACTATCACCATCATATTTTTGTTTTACTTGACAATAATGATTCTTATACTTGACATAATAAAAATAACTAGCAAATGTAATATTATCAAATTCCTCCTTTTCGTATTGGTTTTTCTTACTAAGCCTAAACTTCGTGACCTCTTTATACATGGTAGAAGATGAATATGGGTAGAACTCTATATCATCACATCTAGTTACGGCAGATGGCTCTAAAGCAGCACCATACTCTCCATACTTAAGTATTCCATTATCACCCTCGTTTTTATCATAGAAATATTTGTCACCGTCTATCTCAACTGAATCATCTTCAATCCAATATACGGTATCGATTTTTAATACTTCATCATTTTTGCTAGCTTCAAATTTTAATTTCTCTACAACTTCCCCTTTTTCTTCATCGTAATTCAATAGATTATTAAATGTGTAGCCAGATTTATCTTCATCGATGAATTTACACCAATAAAAATATTTGTCCTTATTCATTACATATCTATAATCTATTGTCTCTCCACTTTTTTCAACAGAATAATCATAAAACTTATCAGAGAATGTATCATACTCCTTTCCCTTAACAATAATATAACCTTGTCTAATTACATTGTTACATTCTAATTCAAGCGAAATATCACTATTTATAATGGAATTTGTTGCTGGTAAACGAGAAAACTTTTCAATATGATAATCAGAATCTGTCACACCAGTAATATATGATAGGTCTGGAGAAAGGTATTTCTCTTTCCATTCCATCACCTCTCTCCTTATATCATCACTTCCCAATTTTATCTCGTATCTTAACATTCTATCTCTGGCTCTTTAAAGTAATTATCTTCTTCAATGATATTTTGCTCATTTCCTATCCTATCAAAATCACTATATAACCCGTACATTCTATGCGGGTCTTGTCTTCTTACATACAAATTAATACTTCTGTTAATGTAAAAAGCATTATTTGTAAACGTGTATTCCTCTATTTCCTTTTTATCAGTGCCTATTCCATTTTTAAAAATGTTTCTCCAAATAAACCTACAAGTTCCATCTCGTAGAAGCTTTGCATAAGAAGGTATATTCAGATTATCAATTTTAAACAATTTATATCTGTTTATGCCACTATTATTAGAGAATATGACACCACGAGAATCATTAACCAATCTCAACTTGGCTTTATTGGTCTCTTTATTGGTGTCATATTCATATAAATCACACGTAAAGACCTTGTAGGAATCATTTTCGCCACTGACTGTTGCACACATTAAATATAAATCATCTACTTCATCATATATTATTGCCTTGTCTCCAACACTTAAAAAATGATTCTCCAAACAAGTAATAACATATCTATTGTCACCAACACTTCTTATCTGCCTAATAGTAAGAAAATCTGGAAATAAATAATTTATCTTACCATAATAATGTATCGGTATCTCATAGTGAGGCTGATAATAATAACCTTCATTTAATACGTTGCAAGCTTCACTAGAATATGTCCTAATCTCATAGTTGTTATCAAGGTCATAATCATCCATCCATATTTCATCATAGTTATAATTGGAAAAGAACATATCAGCAGCCGAACCAAAACACTCCCTTTGTGCTGTGTTGAATCTGTGCATTATCTGCTGAATTGGTCTCTCTATAGAATTATAATTGTCATAATAACATAAATCACCATAAAAATTTTCATCTATATCATACCAAATTTCATTGTCGTTTATGATTATCTCAGTTTCATCAGTTTCATTGGATGAATTATATTTCCTTCTTCCATTGTCATCACTAGAAGTGAACTTCTTATCAACTAATATGTCCTCATATTTGTTAATCGCTAACATACTATATCCATGACCAGAAGATGTGTTTGGATGTAACAAATTAGTAATAGTCTTTATGTTGTTTATATAACCATTTGCAGCTGAATTATCACTACATTCGATTCCGCAAGTAATCGCACCAAAACAGTGCGAAAACTCTATATTCTCATATTCCGTTCTGATTGACCTACCATTATTCCATATTTTACGACCATCACCCATACCATACCATTCTTTATAGCCTTTGTTGTTTTTGATGAATGTTAAATATAAACTAGTTAATGGTCTGCCCAAATTATCCACTATGTTGGATAAATCAATATCATCCAAGAAAACAATTTGGCCCAATAAATCACCATATATATTTTGGGCATATGACAACTTAGTTGGGGAACTTTGGAAATCATATTGTATGTCCCTATACCTCTTAATCGTTGCTTGGTCATTCTTGTATAATTCAAAACTGTTGGATGTATCAGCACTGCTGAACTTGAAATTAGGGAGCTTTGAAAATATCCTCACATAATAATCACACTCCATGTCATTTACAACCTTCTTGAAAGATATGTTCTGAGCATTATTGTCTATGTTCACATAGCTCTCATTCACAACATAATATCTCATAGCACTACCAGGTTTCGTACAAACCCATTGATGCTTGATTGTTTTATCTAAAACCATACCCAAACTAGCTATATCAGATAATGCTACCCACTGTCTACTTATCTGAACGTCAGAATTAAATACAACAAAAGTATAATCATCCACAACCTCACTAACCTCAGTGTTGTCAATAATCTTCGTTGTGTATAACTCATTTTCGTGAGTATATTTATAAGGTCCTTCTACCTCTAAAATGTTCTTTTCAAGATATTCAGCGTTGTACTGGTCACAAAGCATTTTAATGAAATCCTCATTGTCAGATTTTTGGGACACCCTCTCATTTTTATTGTCTTCCCTAGTATCTATCACCCAAAACACCGTTGTCTCATAAGACTTGTATATGTTCACATAATCACCAACAGAAAGACCATGTTTTGCAATACTGTGTATAACAAGCTGTGTCATTCCATTGTCATGTCTAGTGTTTTCATCGAAATACAAAGCCCTAAGAGCATTGACACCATAGTTTCGCTCTATTATATCATCAAACCCCTCAGTTGTACTAGAGCTTGGATATGTTATGCAATAGTTCCAATTCTTCTCAACCCTATGCTGATGCTGATTATATAACGGGACAAACGAATATAATTTATTGTCTGGATATAATTCAATAAAATCACCGCCATTGGCATACATTATTGGTTTATCTATCTTAAGGAAATCATTGGTTTGAAAGTTTCTATAAGTTTTTATCTTGCTGTTATTCTTAAAACCAAACCATCCATCAAACCTATCCAAAAGCTTTGTCCTTCTAGCATTCAAAAAGGTATCAACATCGTCATACTCATACAAATGAAGGGATAGAAGCTTTGTATTATTTCTAACTCCAGCATCTTGAGGGAAATATATCCTCTCAACTATATTATTTCCTCTTACATCCCTAAACAAATCGCCAATGGTATTAAATGCTGCATATGCATCAGTTCCATTTAATTTATTAACCCACTTGAAGACATTGGAACGTATTAAATGATTATTTAAGATGTCTAATCCACAATGATATACAAAACCACAATTGGATAATTGAGTATCCCTAATTGCATTCGTGCAATGATAAGTAGATTTCATGTCACCAGAATGAGAACCATTAGTTAGGTATTCATAATTATTCTGTCCATCAAATAATCTATACTCTATGGTATTCACATCCCAAGATGCCCTAGATTGATAATCCCAATTATTTCCAGCCCAAAAATCAACATTTCTAGCTTTAAAAACAACGTCATTAAAATCATTGTCGTTAGCAATCCCATAGTTTATCAAGCTAACTTCAGGACTCCCTTCATTTCTAACAATTTCAGAAATCTTATTGGATAATACATTCGATGCCACGACATTAACCTGACAAGTAAGTCTGATTATATTACAATTACCCCTCTCTTCCATGTATTGGTCATACTGGCTTATTATAGCATCACCAAATTCATTCGAAGACAAAAGTCTCCTCTTGCCTTTGAGTCTAACATCAAGACCTTCGCTTGTATTGGTAGCTTTTTTATAGTCAAACCCGTTTAAAAATATTTCTGTATTCATTTAGATGTTTATGTCATAAGTTATAATTTCAGATGCAGAATTCTCATAAATAAGATTGTCATAATTTGCAGCACCATCAGCCTCAGTCAATGTAAGTATATATGTGTAATTCGGATTGCCTAATTCACTTTCACCACTTGGCCACTTTCTAACACATGGCGGGATACCACGATTTGGTTTCCATTTCATCATACATGTTGAATCCCATCGATTACAATTACTTGGCTCTTGGCTATTGGTATGAGAGTAATATGGTTCAGAACCTTCGTCCCACGGAAGGTCTCCTTTACAACAATATGGGCACTCTATAGGATTCCCTTCTTTGGTTACACAACCTAATTGGGTTAATACCCAGATATTTTGAGCTAAATCATTATGCAAACGCAACCAATTGTCATAAGTGTCTGTATTTGGGTTATAATGCCCTACTAATACCTCATCTAACACACAATCATAACCGCCTATTGATATTTCAGTAACAACTATACTCAAATCATTACGACATATATGAGACCTAAACCCTATCTTTTGAGTTGATACCTCTACCTTTTGAGTAATATAATTACCATTGGCATCAATAACCCTCAAAGTATACTCACTGTTATCTATGACGCTGTAAATAGTAACCTCATTGCTATTAATTTTAACTCTGTCTGGATAATCATTAGCCATTTGCCTTATATATCCAGGTATTTCTTCGTGTTTGTTCTCAAAATCATATGTAATTGTATATGATGTATATGTCTTAACATCTCTATATTCAAGACAATTGGACATATCACGCCCAATTACAATTTCGTCACTCATGCAATCCTCATCCTTCAATATTAGCTCATTCTTCGTGTTAAGCAGTTCAAATGAATATGGTTTATTAATTGAGTCAATTGTTACATGAATAAATGCATTACGCATACACAAATCCCTATATGTATTGGGACAATAAGGAACTCCTTGCGTATTCACATTCAAAGTGAATGTATCAACATCCTTAGTACTACACTCAGAATAGAAGCCTTCATTGAATTTGTCAATTGCAGTCTTACCTGGAGTTAAACCAAAATAGAAGTAGAATGAATTGTTGTAATATGGCATTCTAAAACGTTCATTAACATCTGGTACACCTGGCGTATAATAGAAGTGTCTCACCTTCTGTTCATAATTTTGCGCAGCATTTTGATTTATTTCAGCACCTAACCTATAGGTAATATAATGTCCATCTGTCTCATCCCATGTGGCTTGGTCATATTCCAAATCAGCATTTCTAGCATATGCTTGCATTGATAAATCTAATCTACCATCAAAATCAACTAGATACATGGGCTTATACTTTGGTATCAGATACCCAGTTAATCTGTCTTCTACTTGAGTATCCCCCAAATTTACGTCATAACGTCTGTTTATATCATTTATAGCTTCTTGTGGTATAAATCCAATATGATTCATCGTAGCAAACATAGAACGATTATACGTGTCATCAAGCTCATATTTATTTATAAACCCATCAGCTTCAATCCAATCCATATTGTGACCATATAGATTATTCGCTCTAAACATATTAGGATACTGCCCATTATTATTTCTATGCGAATAGGCCATCCTATGCGCTGTATCTAAACTCGTATCTAATTCGCTAAGCCTTTCAACATTGAAACAAGATTTTAATCTCGTATGAATGTACATACAAGCCAAGTCCATAAACAATCCACTTTTAAATCTTGGTATTTTGTTTCCTCCATCATGACCCCAATCCATGCCAGTTGTAAAGATTGTTCCATCTTCAGAATCTGTTTCATTTCCTTCATCATTATCGCCATCTTCTTCGCCATAATTATTCATTCCTAATGACCCTACTGGAGGCACATTTGCTGTTGTCTGTGGCAATGCAGTGAAAAACTGAGGGAGACCCCATAAATTCTCTCTATTTAAATTACCTAATAATATTATATCTGTTGCGTATAGTATTTGGGCAAAAAAACCCATATTGCTATCTCTGACTAACAAATCTGTATTTGTATTCCATTGGTTTGGTTGAATTGCCGAATAATAATATACATTCAACCCATCCATGTTCTCTACTTGTTTTATCAACCCATGACGGAAATATGTTTTTCTCGACCTAATTCTGCTTCGATGCCACCTTTCTTCGTTTAAGACATTATTGTCTGCCCAATCGTCTGTATCACCTCCAACTCCTAAATTATTATTAGCATATCTATAATTGCAAGAAAAATATGTTTTGAGCCGTGTATATGGTTTGTTATTGTCACAATCACAAAAATCGTTCTTAGCTTTAATTTTTATGAGACCGAATAAAAAACTTCTTTTTTTACGTTTTCTCCAATACCATAAAGGCATATACAAAGCTCCGTTTAGCCAATCTTCATAGAAATCTAATGATATAACTTTAAACGTCTCGGCTAAATCTCTCTGTATTATATCAAGTGATTGTTCATAAGCTTCATCACCAATAATAACATCATCTCCATCTGGTCTAACATCATCACAATCTGGGCTTATATGCGTACCAAATACGTCTTCGCAACAACAAGGAGCAAAATATCTGCCATCCAATTCAAAACTAACACAGTTTGGGCATACATCCCCAAAATCAAAAATAAAAAATGTTAAAGAATCAACAATGGCATTTAATATAATACATAGCATGCCAATAACATCTCTATTAAGTCTACATATAATATCAAGTAGAATTGTAAATATCAGACATATTATCATATATGGCATGGTAACATCGAATCTGAACTTATTGAATGGTATTGCATTTTTATCTCCAGCATAATTAGCACCTTTTAACGCAGAATATTTTGGTGATACTGGTCTTCTAGCGGTTTGGACTTTTGGTATATGGTTTTTCACACTATAGACATTATTCCAATACAAATCCCTAAAGCAATGATTTGGTGTTCTTGAACCAAACTGATACATATCTTCAACTTCTGGACCAGCTAGAAGACTGTTAACTGTTTGAATGTTTGGATTTAATATTGGATTCATAGGGACAAGGTATTTTGCTGTATGTCTTGAAAATCCCTCATCTCCAGTTTCTTCTTTACTTATTCTGAATCTTACTTGTGCCCTAGTTGCAATTCCTCTATTTGGGTTATCTATTGGAACGATATTTCCAAATTCATCAGTACCTATATAATCTAGATTCATTGGTATTTGGTAGCACCACACTCCATCATTATCGATAAGATAGTTTGATTTAATTGGGAATTCTTCTATAAGGCCGTCAGTAGTTCTCCTAATCATTTCAATAGTGCCATTGCTTGCAACCAACTGGTCATTCATACCATTATTTCTATTAACAGCGCAATTATTGTCGATTGAGTTTTCTCCATTATCTGATACTATTGCACCCATAAAAATACAAGTTGTCTCGAACTGATATTCTATTTGAATATCAGAACGAGTTATGCAAGCTATTCCATTATTGGAATCTCCCCAGAATGGGTAGACATATACGCTTCTGTTTTGTGTTATTATTTGTTTTAGATAATCAAGATTGGTACTTTCCTTGAATTGTGTTGTACTGTCGAAGTCTGAGAGGTTATATCCCTTATACAGAAAATCATATGGTTTTTGCGACAATATCCCTATATCTGACAAGTCGATATCTACATGTACGGTTGTGCTACCAGTAGGTACACCGAATAGCATATAGTCGCCTGCATTATTTGTTACAGTTGTATATTTCCAATACTTGTCATATATTTCTAGTTGTATATTTTCATCCAAAAGCAGTCTTTTATTAGGGAATGTTCCAACGACTCTATAACACGTATCATCACTATAATCTGGCAATATGTTATATCTTCTAGCGTTCTTGTCTTTGGCGGTAACATCTGTATAAGGGTAAATGTTTTCGATTTCTCTAGAATCATTTGTATCTCTCTCGATAAAGACTGAAATTTTGGCATTTGGGATACCAAATGCATCATTAGCCAAAACTCTTCCAATTATTACACCGTAATTGGAAGAGTGAAATCTATATGTATCTTTTTTCGCCAATTTAAGCGATAATATCTCCAAAAAATCGAAATCTTGTTGTAGATTTACATTTAGGAGGGTATCACTTATTACATTGGTGTTAATTCTATAGCCTTTATTCATTATTCAAAATATTTCAATAATTTTTTAGGTACTACTATAGTGCTATCTCTTACGAAAACCTTATATATCAGATATAGTGTGGCTATTGGCATTATGAGCAATATTGCCAATATAGCGATAGGAGTTGTTATTATCCTAGATATTAGTTTTTGTTTTTTTAGACCTATTTTGCCTTCTTTTTCTGCTTTATCTAACATTCTTTTACAAGCGCATCCCATAACAATATAATTTATTTTTATCTTAATTTACATTTAATTCGAATATCAGAATCAGGAGATTTTATTTCATACATTGAATTATAATCTCCGTAAAGAACCTTATCAACTGCCATTATATCAATCTGTTCAGATTCAGACCCTCCATCTACATTAAATGGTTCTGCCATTATTGTATTACAAGAGTTATTTTCTAATAACGCTGGTAATGGGCATTTATCTGGTGAATATCTTCCATTCCAAATTTTATAAACCCTTAAGTCAATTAGGCTCACAACGCCATCAATGAGAGTGATTTCCTTTTCCAAATCGCCTAAAAATATATCATCACCCATTTCGTGTTTATTTATGTCGAAGTAATCTTTAACTGAATTAATGATATTGGTTATCACATTTGCTGGGTTGTAATTTTTATCTATGAAGACATCTATTCCAAGTCCTATATTATATATCCTACCGCTTTTTATTTCGATATAATCATTAATTTGTTTAAAGTTTGACATGTATTCTAATACGTTCTCAACTAACGTTTGTGGCAGTGCAGAATCAAGTTTTCCCAATGCATTCACACCCAAAAAGTCCATTTCAATTTTATTATTAGTTTCTATAACAGTATTTCTGAATGGAGCACCATATTTCGGAGGCATTTGCATAAGTTTGATTCTATAGTCTTTTATTGTGACTGCACGGTTCTGTGAGCTAGTGTTATACTTCATCAGCATTTTAATTTCTTCTGTTGATGGTTCATCTTTACCAGCGACTGCTGTTGATATATTTGTAACTGTCATTGATGTTAAAACCTTTCCTCTTATACTGCCATCAGTATTGTTAACATTGCCACCCCAATCAACATTTGCAAGTGTTATTTTATTTATAGAACCAGGTCCTAAATTCGTTGAGACACCACCACCAATTCTATATAAAACATACATTGTCCATCCTTCTTTTGGCAATATTCCAAGCATGTTATTGTTTATTTGAATTGATGCTGCATAATCTGCATATGTTGTTTGAGGCCCAGGAATTTCATCATATCCGTTACCAGCCCCAAAAATAATCTTCATATACCCGTTATCAGTAAATTCTGTTATAAATTTTTGTGTCAATGGTTTCCACTTTCCTCTATAATATCTAGTTGTTCTAGATATAGTATTACCATTTTCATCTAACGCCATTTCATTATAATCATCATACAAATGTGGGTCATACATATCATTGATAATGTAGTCATCAATATTTGTTTGAGTAGCAAAACGATATTGTTCAGCCAATGAATCACATTCAAAAAAACGATATGTCATAACAGATTGCTTTGATATTCTATATTGTTCTTCATCTATATAATATTCATAAATTTCTGGATTAGTATTAAAATTTGTGGTTTCTTTAAATATAATTGACTCTATATTTAATACATCATTTTCTGGAAGCACAACTTCCATAAATGGCTTTATATCATTAGCATATAGAACTTTTTTGTAAATCTTTGTCACACCGTTTATAGCAATACTAGATTTTGAAACTGTATATCCAGTGATATTCCCATTTCCATCCCTAGCTGGCATCATCTTTCTATTAGAAAACCCATCTTTGTTAAATTGTTCAGCAAAATTAATATCCTCAGTTAACTGAAAATTATAATTTCCAGCTGAAACAATACTAGTACTCTGTAATATTGGGGCATAATTCCAATCTGGAAGATGTATATTAGTAGAATCAGTTGGCAATACACAACTTACCTCTATCTCACAAATAGATGCCTTTCTTCCAGGTATCTTTAAACCATTAGCCCTAGCTTGATTCAAAACACTGCTTCTTAGGTTTGCACTGTCAATGTTGGTTTCTTGATACATACGGTCAGTATGATAGCTTAAATCATCACCAACAGCTGATACTAGGTCAATAAACCATGCACCAACGCTTGAATCGTTGAAGCTGTCAGCCAATTCTGGATAATACATATTAGAGAACTTTATAAGCTCTTCCTTAATATCTTCGAATGACCTTGAAATATAATTAATCTTTTTTTCCATATGTTAATTTTTTACCCATTTTATACTTGTATTACTACGCTATCGTTAGTTACTTTATTCCCTTCAGAAACACTATAATCTAGCCTAACATATATTTCTGTTTCATTTTCTTCATTTTTAACGATTTGTATATTATTAATTATAATGTTTGTTGCCCATCTCTTAACAGAGTCTGAAACCTCATTTTTAACTGATTCCCAAGTTGTTGAATCATTTGGTTCAAATATAAACTTAATTAAATCAGTTCCAAATTCTGGATTCCTAATTCTCTGTCCTTTAGGTGTGAACACAATATGCATCAACTGACTCCTAACCTTTTCTTTTAAAGACTCATTTGTGTCAACATAGAATTTCTGAAATTTTTCAGAAGTAAACGGATATTTTATACCAAAATATTGTCTTTTTGCCATATCAAAATTATTTCTCTATAAGTATTACAAAATATAAAATTTTTGTGGATAATATAAACAAAAAAAAGCGAGAGTCACATAACTCTCGCTTAATTTACAAAATATAACCTACTATTTAACACCTACCGTTGCTACTGCCGCAGCCACCACCTCCACCGCCACATCTATCATTGTAGCTGTAAGATGATGAAGAGCCGCATCCACCTTCACTTGAAGAGCCACATGAAGAACAACCCAAATTGTTCTCTTGCCACAAGTATTGCATCTTGTTTAGGTTATTCTTCCTAGCAATCTCCCTAACGATGGAATCAGTTAACGAATCAACCATTCCTTGAACTTTAGTCTTAACTATATCGGATAGTTCCTTTTCGGATAAAATAAACAATTTCTTCATATTCTATATACTTTATGCAAATATATAAAAAAAATCTGAGAATTCCAAATTATATCCAATAAGGATGTAAACTTCCATCCTCATATATCACACCAAAGCTGTATTTCTTCGCAAATAAGGCTCTTGTAGCTGCCTTAAACGTGTCGGAAAGCGTTGCATGGCGTAACTTACACACCAAGAAGCAAACACGCTTCAGAACGAATTTTCCATCAAACGATGGAATCCAAGGTGTAATGTCGAACTCAGTCTTGCACCCATGAGCAAAAGGTGACTTCAGCTTTATGCCAAATGCATCCTCGAATGATACATACATATCATCCCTATCAAACAATTCAGCAAGTTTGATGCTCTTAAATCCTAGTTTATTGTAATGCTCAATGCAACGGCATATCTCTTCCTTTGTGCAAAGGAAAGGCTTAACCATGTTAATATTTATGGTAATCTTCTCTTTATGAGGTAACTCTGCATAGAATTTCTGCCTATCATAGAGTGATTTGTGGCCTCTAATCTTATCAGCAACTTCCTCGTCATAGTGCTGGGGAGATATTGAGATACCATCACAAAGGTCTATAATTTCAAATAGTTCCTCTCTGTGCTTATATGCAGCATAAGGCAAAGACGTAATGATATACACCTTTAACTCTGTGTTATTTTTAACGAGTTTTACTAGCTTCAAAAGTTCAGCCATATAAATCATTGGCTCACCACCACTGATACCAACTGACTTAACTTCGTCTTTATGCTCAGAAATTCGCTGAAAAATCGACATAACATCTGGTTTAGTACCTACACTATGTAAACCTTTGTTGAGTGCATCCACACAGAATGGACAGTTATTTGGGCATTTCTTCGTGAAATGAACTTGCAACTCACTTTCTATTTGGTCGCAAATATTGACGTTATACTTTATCATCTTTATTCCACATGTAATATCCATAAATACAATTGGCAGTCCAAAATACAAACTGAGCAACCATACACCAATCACCAGCTATTGCCCACATGATGATACTACCAAGGTCAATTATCAACCAATAGAACCAACTCTCCTTAAACCTCAATATCATAAGAATTTGAGCCACAAACGCTGGAACTGTAGTTATTGCGTCCATAAATGGCTGAGTGTCATTGGTTATTAGTAAACCATAAAACAATGCAACAGATGCTAATGCAGTTGTTACGAGCATCAATACATTTTGTGTTACTGTAAGGTGACGTGTTTTTACCTCTAAGGATTCGTTGTTATAATGGCTATTCCAATGGAACATACCATATAGCATAGTAACAAAATAAAATATGTTTTCTACAATCTCTCCGTATAGATTTTGCTGCAAACATAATATCACATATGTAATGAGCTGGGCAAAACCAAATACATAAAACGAAATCTTCTTTTGGCTGCATAAAACAACTGAGATAACACCAAGCATACCACTAGCAAGTGATAGCTTAGTGCCACCCATTACTAACCCCACAAAGCCTTGTGTGAGTAAACCAACAAGCATGAATATCAAACCAAACCTAGTGAGGTTAAAACTATTTCCGCTTTCTAGGGTTATAACATCAGATAATCTATTATTCGTCATATACCGAATTAATGTAATCTTTAACTCTGTTGAAATTGGCTAAGAAACTTCCATCAAGTATCTCTACCTTATCCCACAAACCAAACTGCTTCAAAAGCTCTGTAAGCTTGTTAAAATTGGCAATACGCTCATCAATGGATGCTTGCTTCATGTAGCGGCTACCATCATCAACAAACTTGTTCTTTGGTGGTAACAAGAAAATCTTATCCCACTTAACACGGCCTTCAAGAGACTTTGCCACTGGCAACACCTTATTCTCATATTCCTCTTTTGTAATGGGAACATTAGGGTCATCCACATATGCAAGGGCATACATCAATGTAACAAGGTTATCCGTATCTGAAATGAACACACCATTATCATTATTGAATACCCTCTTACGCATGTCTAGGCTCTGTCCTACGAGGAAATCAACAAAATCGTCTGCTGTGAGGTCTGTATCAACCTTACCCTTATTGAGCAAGTCATCACGCCCAAACTCTTCTGAGTGCTGAATACCGAAATACGTTGAAATATCACGTACCAATGTGGTCTTACCCTCAGAAGCAGTACCAGTGATAAGGATATTATGACAGAGGTTATTGCGATACTCCCTTACGATGTACTTCCAATACTTGATAGGATTCTGACGAATGTAAGTTCCACTAACTGGCACTACCTTATCAATCAGAGTTATACGTGCATTGAGTAAGTTATGCTTCTCAAGCATTTCCTTATAATAAGGCTCTGCAACATACCAAGTAATAGAAACACCATCATGCGAAGGTGTAATCTTGAGTTGACGCATTACCTCTTTCTGCCATATAATCCAATTATTATCACACATGGATTCGTCAATACCAAGCTGTGTGTCGTTGATTGACAAAACGTTGATAATCTCGTCATTGGCAAATATCTTACGAACAATGGCAGTACGCTCTTTAAGAGTCATGTTGATGTTTCCAGCACGTTCCTCATTGTCATAACCACAAACAATAACAAAGCACTTGTCATTCTCTTTCTTAGCCCTCATAATTGCGTCAAGGTGTCCTCTGTGCATTGGGCAATATCCACCGAAGCAAATTCCTATTTTAGTCATAATACAAATCTAAAAAATCATGTAACGTATCTTCCAACTTGTCAACATACAAGTCGTAAATATTAAATAATTCATCAAAAATCTCATGCACCGCATGGTTAACCTCGTCAACCTCGCACTTGCAGCTTTCGTCAATTCTATCACTACAAGCACACTTCTCACAAGCAAATTCATTACCGTCACCATAATATCCAGTGGCAGCATGATTATTTACAAGGTGAGTGAAATAAAGGAAATCCTTATTAGAGAAATCAACCCATCCAGTGAACTCAGCAGTAAGAGGCTGCTTATGATAGTCAATATCTAAATTGATGTCCTTTCTGATAAAGAACGTCTTTACACGCCCATCCTTATACAATGTCCTATACCACATGCTAAAAGCCGCAAATGAATAGCAAAGACAATGGCACATATAGAACTTAGACTTATCACTGTCCAATTCATCGTTAAGGTCACGTAGAATGTGTGGAATGAAAGGGCATATAACAATATATTGGTCTGTTTCTAGGTCAATATACTGCTTTCCGTACTCATACTTTTTCTTGGTCTTTTCCCAAGCATCTTTAAATGTCTTGTACATATTGATTGATTTTTACTTTCTGCTGCAAAGGTACGAAAAAAAATTGGATTAGCAAAAAACTAACCCAATTTTTAACTTTATTTAATATTATTTAGAATACATACTTAACCGATGCATAGAAACTGATGGGAATGTCCACCATGTAACGAGGCTCGTTTGTGTTGGCAAGAATACCTGTCTGAAGGTTATCCCTATTGGTAATGTTGTTTATGTGAGCACTCAAGATATACTTGCTAATGCTATAACTGCCATAGAGATTAAGCTGCCATGCGTCAGGCACTGAATACTCATTTGCCGCATCAATATACATATGATTGCGATAGCTGTATTCAAGACCTACTGAATAGTTCTTGCCACGATACTCAGCATTCTGCCTAAACGTGCAGTTAGGAGTCATTACATGGCTCTTCTTGCCAAACGTAGCGGTCTCTACCTTGTTGTTAGACAGTGACGAATTATTAATGAGGTGAAATCCATTGAACGGCTCATAGTCAGCATAGAACTCAATACCGATACGGTGACTATTGTCTGCCTTTTCATGCTCTGGCAGTCCGTTCAGACCAATTGTACCTGTCAGTGCTCTCTCATTCTCAAACAGCATTGCAAAAAGGTTGAGGTTCATGTTCAACTTCTTCGTTGCTACATTCCAACCCAATTCAATGTCATTGGAAATCTCTGCATCTGTAGTTGTAAGCTCTCCAGTATACCACTCGTTTCCACCAAACATATCAGTTCGTGTAGG